GCAGGCGCGTACTGGGCGTGTAGCAAGGCTGCGGAACGGGCGGCTCGGACACCACCCACCGGCTGATGCCAGGTGGCGGCGGCACGGCCTCCTGATACCTGCCGCGCCAGCCCTTCAGTTGCGGCCGTGCCGTCTGAAAATCGCTCCCCTGACCGCGTACCACCAACACAGCGCTTTGCCACAGGGACACTCTCCCGGCGCGCTCCGTGCGGTCACCGTCCTGATGCCGGAACCGCGTGGCATTCCGCAGAGGGCCTGCGTTCTGGAACAGACCGCGTCGGGCCGCTTCAAACCGCGTGGCGTCCTGGTGCGTAAACCACGTCGAATCCTGCAGCCGGGTCGCATCCTGGTGGCGAGCGCCTCGTTGCTCGGGCGCTGCCGCCAGCACCGGCGGCAACCTGTGCTCGATGCCTTGAGGAACACCCAAGGTGCGCCGCCAAAACGCGGCCCAGCCAGCGGGCGTTGCGGCAGCGTCCTGCTGGCCCTGAGCGGCACCATCTTCGGTCTGCCTCGCCACCTGCCAAGAGTGCTCGGTCTGGCCAACCGTCGGTCGCTGCGTGCGCGAGTAGTACCTGACCTCGCTGGTGAACACTACGCCGGGAAGACTTGCGCCCGCCACGTCCAAGGGCACGCTCGGGCGCAGCACCAGCGTGCTGACTGTCAGTGCTGGTAGCTCGGCCAGCAGTTCAGCCCGCGCGGGCGGAATGAACTTGATCGAGACGACCGGCAGCGGAAGGCTGGCCAGCACTACCACGTCGTCGCGCGGTGCGACGAAGCCCGCTCCGAACACCAAGTCGGCGTCGGTGGCGGCGGGCTGATCGAACAGCAGGTTGACCAGAGGTGGGCCGAACGCGATGCTGACTTCGGGTAGCGGCAGCGTGGCGGCCAGCGTCAATTCGCTGGATGCACTCGGCACGGGCTACCCCAGGATCGCCGACACCATCCGGGCATCACCACCCAGATAGAGGTTGGTGCTGGCCAACTTCACGTCGCCACTTCCATCGGTGCCGCTGCAGTCCAGATCCAGCGCCGTGACCTCGTTGCCGTTGACCAGCCGTGCCCACGTAGCAACGCCGGTGCTGGTGATCAAGCCATCCTCCTGCTGCACCAGCGTCAGGAGCCCGCCCGCAATCGTGCCTGCGGGTTTCGTCAGCTTGATCTCGACCAACATCACGCTCGTCGGCGTCGTCGCCGGTGTGGCGGGCCGCGTGCCGCCGTAGATGCGCAGGCGCGCCGGGTTGCTGCCCGCATCCAGGAACGCCAGGGTGCCCGCCAGCCGCGCCTCGTTGTGTTCGACAGTGATGGCAACGGTCACGGCATCATCTCCGGATGAAGGTTGTCCGCGATCACGGCGCGGTACATCTGCTTGTGGTCGTAGCTGACCACGGTGTATCTCTGGGCCGGGTCGATAAGCTCGAACCGGTACGCGCCAGTGGTGTCGCTCCAGGTTTCGGCCACCAGGACGCGGGTGTTCTCGCTGATCAGTTGCACCCGCCGCACCAACGGCTGGTCGGGCTGACCCTTCTCCTTGACGGTTCCGGCGATCACGCCGTGGCCACTGAAGTGGATGTCCTTGCGGCAGTTCGGAATCGGGTGAAAGTGCCAGTCATAGCCGCCGCCCCGGGTCCACAACTCAGAGTTGGGGCTGTTCAAGCGCATCAGGTCGCAATCGGCGTTGACGCCGATGTTGGCGGCAGGGTCAGGCAGAACCGAACTCGGTCCACCGGACAGCGGTAACAGGTCATCGGCAGCGTTCACGCCGACGGTTGCGGGAAATGCGGGCAGACCTGACGGCGTGTCACCCTCAATGGCGTGGACGCGCGCCGTGGCTCCATACAGGAATACGCCCGGGATCAGCTTGCCCCGGTACGCTGCATCCCCGACTTGGAACATCAGCACCCCACCGGCCTTGAACTGGATCAGACGGGCCCACGGCACGCCGTTGACGTCGAAGGCTCCGACGATGACCTCGCAGCGCATGGTCATCCGCTGGCCGACGTTGAAGGTCGGAGCCACGTCAGCAACACCGGCGACCGGTTTCGCTCCATCGTGAACGCCGCCCGTCACTGCCACGCCGTCGCCGAAGCCGCTGTTCCAGCGTGTCACGACCCAGGCATCGTCCAGATGCGCGAACCGGTAGCCCTCGGAACCGTTGCCGGTGGTCATCCACAGGCCGATGTGCTTGCGGGCGCTCGGATCGGTCAGCAACTCGACATCGGCCTCGAACCAGAAATCGCCGTGGGCCGTTTCGTTGAAGCGCAGGATGGACTGGCCGCTCGGGGCCGAGATGTCGATGGACTGCAGCGCGGTGTTGTGTGCCGCGTCCATTCCACCCAGGACTGCCGTATAGCCAGTGACCGGTGCCGTGGCGAAGGTTTCGCTCAACGGATAGCTCATGGCTTACCTCCACGGCCCGGTGATGTCGAACGCGATCTGCGCGCCTTCGGTTTCCGAGCTGTACTGCGTCCTGACCAGCAGGAAGCGCTTGCCCGCCTGACCGACCACGTTGTCCACGATGGTCTGATCGCTGTAGGGCCTGTCCTGGGGCATCCACAGCATCCCAGGCAAGATGCCGCGCATATGGCCGTCCTCTTGCCTCACGTAGGTGGGCAGCAGCCACAGGCTGTAGTCCGCGCCATTCGGGAACGGCATCGGGCCCCGGCCACAGATCTGCTGGCCATTGTTGGTGTTCAGGGATGTCGTCGCCCAGCGGACGGGGTTGCCGAGCTGGGTGTGATTGCGCAGCAGCACTTTGCCTGCGAAGTCCAGCGACGAAATCAGCCCATAGCCGTTGTACTGGCCGGGGTAGCTTGAGTAGCCGCTGTTGCTGTTGCTCCAGTAGATGTCGTCGGCGCACAGCACTGTGGCGTAGTTGTCGCCGGGTTTGAAGCTGGTGATGTCGCCGAAGCAGTAGGAGTTTCGCCCGTACCAGCCGAAACCCGCCGCGTTGGTGACAAAAAGGTAGAACAGCCGGTCGTCGCCCACCAGCACCCAATTGCGGTTGCCACCACCGCTGTCGCCATAGTTTTCGTAGCCGCCTTGCCGGGCGTGATACCACTTGTGCCAACCCCACTGGCCCTCCTGAACTTGCTTCCAGTTCTGGGTCGGGTTGTTCGGGTCATAGGGGGCCTGTGCGCCAACGATGGTGTCGATGTCAGACAGGTCTTCCACGATGCCGACGTTCGCCCACTTGGCCCAGTCGGTGGTAAAGCCCGGCGTCTTGAGACTGTCGTCGATCAGCAGGATGTTCTGCGGCGACTGTGGGTTCTTGCTGCGGTAGGCAGCCTTGTTCGTGCCCCCGAACAGCTTTTCCCATCCGAGCGACGCCACCTTGGCACTGAGGCTCGTGGTGGTCGTGGCGGGCGACACCGGCGTGCCCGTCACCGCATAGGTGAACGTGGTCATGGTCGTCGCCAGCACTTGGTGCGATCCGTTGTACTCGGGCTGCTCAGCCCCTGCGATCAGCACGATCTGATTCGGCAGGTAGGCGTGACCGGAGGTGATGGTGGCGGTGGCCACACCGCCACCGCTGGTCAGCGTGTCGATTGCCTTCAGGGCGAAGCCGTTGACGAGGCAGGCATCGAGCATCGTCACCAGATCGCCCCAGTTGTTGGAGATCTGAGGTGCGCCGGTCATGCCGCTGTTGAAGTGTTTGACAGTCAGGTCGGTCATTTCATTGGTTCCTGCAAAAAGTCGGGTTCAAAGGGTGTCCACCCACGCCGTCAAGGCGTGTCAACATCCCCGCGAATCAGCAACGTGAAGTTGTCGTCGGGCACGGACTCCGGCCCCTGCTGGACGGTGCGCACCACCCAGACCGGGAACTGCGCACCAATGGTGTTGAAGCGCAGCACGTTGCCGGTGGCCCAGCCGTTGCCCCAGCCGAGAGCGGGCAGATGGAAGTACGGCACGCCGGTCGCCGGGTTGTTGGGCGCGCAATCCGCGCTGGTGTTGCCCGTGGCGATCACGCCAACGTTCTCGCCGATGACTTCGAACGAGGTGCTGTTGGTCAGGCGCACGATCCAACGCTCGGTCAGTGCCCCCCGGTTCGTCACGCGGATCGGGTACTGCGTGTTGTTGAAGGTTGCTGTTGCGGAACTGCCAGACAAGGCATCTGACCACGTGCCGTTCCAAGTGGACTGGTCGAACACCAGATTCACGCGGGCAAACAGGTCACCGGCCACCAGGGCGCTGGAGACGTGACTCCCCAGCGGATATTCGTGTGTCAGGGCGCGCGTGAAACTGATCTCGCCACTGATCTGCACATCCCGCACCACGGCCATGTCCTCGATGCGGTGCTCGATGGTCACGGGCTGGCTGTAGCCCGCCACGTTGATGAAGGTGACGGTGCCCGCCTCCAGATCGGCGGAGTACCCGGTGTTGATCACCGCCCCGTCGTGGCCAACGACGCGTACACGCGACAGGCGCACCCGCGCGCAGTTGATGGCCTGGCCGTTGCTGACCGAGGTTGTGATCTTGCCGGTGTGACCCACCACAGCGAAGCCGCCCGGGCGAAAGATCGGCACGCGCCCATCGCTGGGCAGGCGCACCGGATCGATGCCAAGCAGGTCAGCATCCAGCGGCAAATAGCTGTAGGCCACCGCGCTGTAGCGCACGCTGGATGCCGCCACCGGCTCGGGTCGGAAGATCTTGCCGTCCGTACCCACCCGGTCGGCGGCGTACCAAGGCTGGCTCTCGTTCCCGGCCGCCGTGACCATCGTTCCGAAGCGAACGCGCACCAGACCGGTTTCGTAGTCGACGCTGCCGCTGATGCCGGTTGCCTCGATCTTGCCGTCAATTCCGGCCGTCACGTTTTGCGTGCCACCAACCGCGCGGGCGTACTGGATCGACAGCGACCCAGGACGAAGCGGTGCCGCGCCAGTTCGGAACACGAACTCGCTGGAGATGTTCTCGCCGACCGTGGTCACGCAACTGGCGCGTTGAATCGCGTTGATCGTGCCCGCCGTCCATGACGTCAGCGCCACGTCCCCGGACAGGTAGTTGATCGTGCCGCGCGTGACCCAGCCACTGGTGGTGAACTCGCGCAGCGCGCCCTGTCCGTTGTCGCCCCACGGCTGCGCGCCACCGATGGAGAGAAGCACCGTGCCAGTCACCACCTGGGCATTCACACCCGGCACCAACTTGAAGGCCGGGAGGAACGGATGCGTCTCCGTCTGGTTGCTGGTCGAGCCCGCGCTGTTGTAGCGCAGCTTGACGTAGCCGGACTCGTCGTTGGGGTACAGCGATGGCGCATCCACGTAGGCGATGCCGCCGTAGTTCAATCGCCACCGACCGGTGCCGTTGATGGCGACTGCCGTGTAGACCGGGCGCGGGATACGGATCGAGACATCCGGGTTGAATGTCACTTGACCGGTTGCGTAGTTGACGGTGCCAATAGAGATCCCGTTCAGCACTACGCCGCCGTTCCCATCATCTCGGGCGATCTGGGTTGGGTCGCGCCAGATCGAGACGCCAATGCCCATCTCCTGCAACTGCGCGAACGTGTATGCACCGAGCACCGCCTCGTCGGTGAAGGTGTTCCACTCGACTTCGAGCGAACCCGGTTCGATGGCCCCGAGGGTTGCGGTGACCGGCAGCAACCCTGCACCATTGCGTGAGGGATGCGCGAACGAATCCAGCTGCTTGGGGCCTGAGACGTAGCTCACGGTGAGCTCTGTCCCCACCGACGGCAGCACATTCGGTGCGAATTCCACGCGGTTCTGCGCCACGCTCAGACTGCCAGTGGCGGCACCCGACAGCACGCCCGAGGTGGCCGCCGTTGCCGTCTTGGTGCCGTCGTACTCCCACGAGACTGTGAGCGAGCCGGGTTGCACGGCCGTCCCTGCGGGCGGGCTCAGTGCGAGGATTTGGGCAGCCTTCAGAGCGGTCGACGGCTGCTGAGTTTCCTGTGTGGGCACGTTCCAAGTCAGCACGAGTGAGCTGCCGACATCGGGCAATGCGCCCAACGTCACCACAAAGGCCCCGGTGTTTCGGTTGAACGTGCCCGCGCCATAGCTGGCGTCCAAGCCTTTGAGCGAACCGTTGCCACTGTCGGACAACACGTACCAGCGGCCCTGGGCCATGTAGCTGATCGACAACGTGCCGGGCTGCGGCACCGGGTTGACCGTGCCCACGTAGGACTGGCTGCGCGACTCGGGCGTGACGGGGATCTCCGAGCTTTGCGGCGCTCGCAGAATCTGCGCGGCAGGCGTGTAGGTGACCGCCTTCGCGTTCGACATCGACCCCGAGTTCAGCGTCAGGATGCCGTTGGCGTAGTCGATGGTGCCCATCGTCCCGCTGGCGGTCTTGAGCAGGCCCGCGTCATCGGAGATTGTGATGCCGTCAGTCTGGATGGTGAGCGACCCGGGCAAGCAACCGCCCGGGAGGTTGAAGTTGATGCCGGTTGTCCACGTGTGAAAAGCCGTGTAGCTCACTGCGACGGCCCCGGGCACCGGTAGCCCGGCGGCCGCGTAGGGAGGAACAAAGGAGATTGGTGTCTCGGTCTGCGCGCTCGGCACCAACTGCGTGTAGATCGAGGTGCCCTTGATCGTGAAATCGCCGACTGCGGCGGCCTGCGTCAGCGGTACCACCCCGACATAGGTTCCGGCGTCCGCCACGACCGTGTCGCGCGTCTTGGTGCTGTTCGCGGCGCGAGTGAACGTGCGACTTGCGGGCGAGCCGGTGAAGTCGTAGCGCAGGGCGTCGCTGATATCGACCGTGACGATGCTGGCCTTGTAGTCCTTGTCGCCGTCGTAGGTGAACGTCCGTTCAACGACAGAGACAGAGGTGGCGCGGATGTATTGCTCTTTCTGCGTTCCCAGGCCCTCGTTCTCGATCAAAACTAAGGTCTGACCGACATTGGGAACGGTGTCGGTGGTGCGCTGGAAAAGCTGAATGACGCGCTGACCGGCGATGTGGTTCTCGAACAAGTAGCCAGCCCACTCGGGGCCCTTGTTGAGGTAGGCCTCGATGCGGACTTGCGCCTGCTCGCGGGTGTCGAAGGTCTTCTCGGTGCTGAACAGCGTAACGCTGACGCGGGCGTCCTGCGGCGGCTCGGCCACGATCACGTTGGCACCGAAGTAGGTGTCGGTGTCGTCGGTCTGCACCGATACGAAGGACTTGCGCAGGTTGACCCGGCCACCGGCGCGATCCAGCTCGGAGATGTCGGGAAAGATGGCGTTGGAGACGCCGTCGGCAATGGTGGTGCCGGTCGGCGCACCCCCGCCCTCGGGCACGTCCGCCATCACGGCGGACTTCAGCAGTTTCACGTCGCCGGATTGGATCGGCATTTCAGATCTCCAGGAATCGAAGGGTCAAGCGATAGAAGTCGGTGGCGGCCCGCGCCGGGATGCCCAGCACTGGTTCGGCTTCGATGGCCGTTTCTGCGTGGCGGAAGGCCACGGTGAAGGAGCGGCCATCGGAGAAGGTCAAGCCGAAGCGGCCTGTAGCGCTGCCGACCGGAAGCGCGGCCCAGACCCGTAGTTGCTCGACCGTGGCCCGCGTGACCCAAGCCATGTCGGGTGCGCCAACCAGCGTGATCGGGCGACCGGCTTGGCGGGTGGCGGACTGGATCAGCAAGGCTCCGGTGATGAGGTAGGACGTGGTCGCCACGGCGGGCGACCACGCGTGCTCGTCGCTCCACAGCAAGTCATCGGGCAATGGCAAAGCCACCCCGGCATCGAGGTTCGTGAGTTGCATTGGGAATCCTTCAGGCAGAGAAACAGGAGCGCACGGTCAAGCCGTGCGGGCGCGGGCGGCGTCCAGCAGTTGCAGCAGACGAGACTCGTCTCGTGCGTCGACGGTGGCGTTGACCTTCTGCTGCCCCGAAGACAGTTCCACGCGTACCGTGCGGCTGGGCCCAGCATCGGTTGCCAATACCGGTCGAGCCAACCGCGACCCGCTGGGTTGCACCAGCCCGCCCGTGGCGAAGCCCTGAACGCCCGCAAGCGCACGCCCGGCCAGAGCTTGCGCCGGGGCCGACAGGTTGTTGATCGCTTCGAAGAAGCCAGCCCCGTAGCGGGACACGGCATCCTTGTTCACGACAAACTCACCCGGCGTGAGCATCGCCGGGACGGTGTCGGACTTGGCCATACCGCCGCGCCGGTAGAACTCGCCCTGGTTCTGCTCCATATAGTCGATCAGCTCACGCTCCAGGTCTTTGCCCCAGAGCAGCGGTTGGGCCATCGCCTGCCGCCACGTCTGCTTGATGCGCTCCAGGTTCTGGCGCTCGTTGCCGGTGAGCGTCTTACGACTGATGAAGTCTTCCAGCGCGCGCCGATCCTGCTGGGCCTGCTTGCCGTAGCTATCCATCGTCTTGCTGCGCATATCCAGACTGACCGAGGCACCGTATTTCCACTGGAGCCAGTTGGTGTACTCGTTCATCCCCTGCAGGCCGAGGTCGATCATCTTCATCGCCTCGACTGCCTCCCGGTTCTTCTTTGGTGTGCTGGGCGTGCCATCAGCATCGTTGCCGGGTGGGCGCTTGCCGCCACCCAGCATCACCGCGCCGCCAGTAGCAAACCGTGACACGCCATTGGCCAGACGCGAGAGCGCCCCGCCGCCATACTTCTGCACAGCAGCCTTGCGAATCACGAAGGCACCGGCCTCCAAGGTTCGCGGCACGGTGTCGTGGTGGCCTGAGCCGGGAACCGAGCCGCCGCTCATTCGAGGAAAGGCCGGTGCAACAGAGCCGCCATCAGCGAAGCGGCGCACGCCACCGCCCACCAAACCGCCAGTGGCATTTGCTTCCACCTTGCGCACGTAGATCGTGTGGGTGCTCGAGGTGTTGGCACCGTTCAGGCTCATGATCTCCGAGCGGGCCGCATCAGCATTGGTGCTGACCTGATGCCGAGACTCGGTCTGGATGCGATCCAGTGCCTTCATCATCCCCTCGACGTTGGTGATCGCGGCCTGCGCCTTCTCGGTCGCCACCTTCAGTTCGAACTGCGAGTTCTGGTCGGCGTAGGTCTTGAGCTTGTCCAGCGCCTCCTTGGCCTTGGATACGTCGGCATCGACCGGCAGCGTCTTGCCCTCCTTGAGCAGCTGCTCGTACTGCTGCAACTTTTTCTCGGCCTCCTGCAAGTCGGCCTGAATCTTTAGCAGGTACTCTTTTTCCGCCAGGGCCTTGTCGAGATCGGCGATGGCTTTGTCGAAGCGGGTCGTGTCGGCATCCAGCGTGACCTTCAGGCCGTCTTTCAGCTTGGCCGTGATCTGGTCGATCTGGTTTTCGGTCTGGGTAAGGGTCTGCTGGATCTGGTCGCGGGCGGTCAATGCCGACTGCGCGGCGGTCTGGTGCGCCTTGGCTTCGGCATCCAAGGTCTTGTTGAGAATTTCCTCTGATTCCCGGATACGCTGGATGGCTTGGTTGACGCCATCCTTGCCCTGCGCGATCTGTGCGTCGGCATCCTTGGTCTTCTGGGCCAGTTCGGCGCGCAATGCGTCCGCTTGGCGCATCAGGGCTTCGGCTTGCGCGTATTCCTGCTTGCGATAGGCATCGCGTGACTGCGATTCGAGCTGGGTGACCTGCGAAATCGCCTGCTCGGACTGCTTGCGGGCATCTTCGCCGCGCTTGGCTTCACTGGTTTGCGAGCTGGCCACCTGTGCGGCCAAGTCCATCGCTTTCTGGGCGAGTTGCCGAGCCTGCTCGAACTCGCCATTGGCCAGCGCCTCACGTGCCTTCCCCTGGTACTCGGCGATCTGGCGCTTGCGATCCTCAGTCGCCTCGAAATCGGTCATGCCCTGGCGACGGATGTCGCGGACACGTTCCTCCGTCGTCATGGAGAGCTGGCGTTTCTCCTCCTCGATGCGCTTGATCTCGGCCAGATGCCGGTTGGCCTCGGCGTTGAGCGCGTCGATGTGCTGCCGGTACTCGGCCAGCGCCTGCGTCATCGTCTGGCGCTTGGTGGCCAGGATGTCGTTTTCGACCCGCTGGACGTTGGCGCGGCGCTCTTCTTCCGTCTGACCCTGGCGGCGGGCGGACTCAAGCCGCGCCTTGGACTCATCGTCAATGAGCTTCAGCGTGTCTGTCGTGGACTGCCGCCGCAACGTGGTCTGCTGCGTGAGGGCTTCCGTCAGCAACTGCGTCGACTTGGTGATCAGCGCAGCTTCGGACTGCTTGGATGTCTCCAGCGCCGACTGTTCCTGCTGATAGCGCGCCTTGACCGCTTCGATCTGGCGCAGCAGGTTGGCCTCGACGATGGACGTCAGGCCCTTGTAGGCCTCGGCCACCTTGGCGGTGGCGTCATTGACCGTTTGATTGGCCTTGCCAACAGCCTGCTCAACCTCACCGAGGCGGGATTTCAGCTTCTCCAGGGCGCTGTGGACAGCCTCGATACCGCGCCCGACTGCCTCCTGCGTGCCCTGACGCACGGCTTCGAGCCGCTTGGCGATTTCCTCCGCAGCCGTCGCGGCGGTATTCATCGCGCCCTTGGCAGCATCCGCCCCCTTGGTCGCGTCGGCGTACATCTGCGCGAAGATCTGGTTCATCTCCGCGAGACGGGCCTCGTGGCGCTTGGTCGCCTCGGCAATCGTGTCCGAGGTGAAGATAGCGGCGAATGCCTCCCAGCGGTAGCGCAACTGCTCGACCGCCTTGACCAGCATCTCGACCATGAAGATGCCCGCCTTGCGGACGATCTCGAACTTCTCCGATAGCCACGTGCCGATCTCCCAGCCAACCAGGAAGGCACCCAGCACGGCGAATGCCGTCTTGAGCAAGCCGACGCTGGCCACGGCGGCCGACACCGACAGGTTGGCCGTCGTCCACGCCGCCGCAGTGGCACTGGCGGCCGTGACGGCCGCCGCACCGGCGGTCTGCCACGCGGTGATGAGCGCCGGGATCAGGCGGTAGATCAGCACCGCGAGCCCGACTTCGGCGATGCGCTTCAACCACTGCATCACCGTGTCGAGGTTGCTGGCGAGAAAGGTCAGCGCCTCGGCCAGCTTTTTGGTCAGACCCGTCGATTCGTCGACCCGGTTGATCCACTGCCCGAAGGCATTGCGCAAGCGCTCGAAGGCCTGGCTCACCGTCTGCGGCAGTTGGGCGTACTCGCTGGCCAGCTTGTCCTTCTGGCTCATCAGCGCGTTGACCACTACGTCAGCAGTCAGACGGCCTTCTTCGGCCAGCTTGCGCAGCCGCCCGATGGGCACGTTCAGACCATCGGCCAAGGCCTGCGCCAGACGGGGACTGTTCTCGACGACGGAGTTGAATTCCTCGCCTCGCAGCACACCAGACGCCAGCGCCTGCCCGAATTGCAGCAGAGAGGACTGCGCTTCGGTAGCCGATGCGCCCGACAGGCGCAGTGCCTGCGAGATGCTCTCGGTGATCGTGAGCGCGTCCTTCTGCTCGCCACCCAGCATCCGCACGGCCTGCTGGAGCTTGCCGTACAGCGTGGCCGTTTCCTGAATCGGCACACCGATGCGCTGGGCGATGTCGAACAGGGCCGCTTGCGCGGTCGTGAATTCACGCTGTCCCGCCGTCGCCAACTTCAGGCGCGCGGACATCATGTTCCAGGCATCGGCGATCTGGACGATCTCCTGTACCTTGCCAGCAGCCCAGTTGATCGACAGGAAGGCAAGCAACTGCGTCTTGGCCGTCGCCACCTGATCGCCGAAGGCCGACATCCCGGCCTTGACCTCGGCCATTCCGGCTGCAGCCTTGGCCCCGGCGGTCTTGGCGGTGGTCGACAGCTCACCGAGACTGCGCTCGGCGGACGTGATGGCGCGTTTGAGCCCATCGTCTGCCCCTTCGAGCGCGACGAGGATGGAAATTCGCTTGGCCATAAGTTTTTCTCAGCCCTTCAATCCACCGTGCTGATCTGCTTCTCGACCGCCGCCGCCAGACGCGGGATGCGACCCGCGACCAGCCGCTCGACATCAATGCGCTTCTTGAGTACGACCTTGGGCACCAGGACGGCAATCGGGATGTCCGCGCCGCGTTTGAGGCGCTTGATGCCCTCTGCCTTGCGGTAGCGGCGCTTGAAGCCTGCCAGTGGCCGGTCGTGCTCCTTGTTGTTCTCGGCCATCAGGACGATGTTCCCCTTCGCGTTCTTGATGAAATAGGCATTGCCGCCGCGCATCAGCTCGGCCACCTGCGCCTTGAAGCGCTTGCGGCCCACCCGACCGTTCAGTGGAATCAGCATCCGCCCGGCAATCTGGCCGCCGGTCTCGTGCATCCCCGACCACGGAATGCGCGAACCTACGTACAGCGCGGGCAGTCGGTTCGGGTCTTTGTCCAGCACCTTGGCGCTGAAGCCCTTGAGGAAGGACTTCTTGACCACTGCCATCTGGCTCGCGACGTGGCTGCGCACGTCCTGCTTGAGTTCGACCGCCTCGCTGGCGATGGCGCGTGCGACCGCCTTCTTGACCTTGTCGCGGAACTCGCCGCCCCAGCGGCGCAACTGCGCCTGGGCTGCGGCGCTATCGATCTGGACGGAAATGCGCATGGTCATCAGGCACGGTCGGTGGCCTTGTCAGTGAGTCGGTCGAGGGTTTGGTCGAGGTGACGGGCATCGCTGCGCGTGCCGATGGCAATCACGGACAGCAGCCGTGCATCGCGGGCCGCATCGGTGCGCGCCGTCGCTGCGACGAAGCCGCGCACCTGCGCCAACGTGTAGTCGAGGATGTTCGGCAGGCGGTGGCCGTGCTCGATCAGGTGCTGGACGGCGTCGAACCAGCCACCGCTTTCACGATGGGCGGCAGCTTCACTTGGCCGAACAGCCCGTCGAGCTTCGGGATCACCGTCCGGGTAAAAAAATCGGCGTTCACCTCGATCACCTTGGCCGCCAGCAGGATGGCCTCGTCGGCAGCCAGTTCGTCGACCCACGCCCGAGGCTTGCCGACGGCAATGGCGATGGCCGACAGCAGGTCATCGCCGCGCTCGCCGAACAGCGCCAGCCAGTCGATGTCGGATGCGGTGAGCTGCTGCATCACCGGCGAGATCGCGCGCAGAAAACCGGGCATCTGCCCGACCTTCAGCGGTTTGATGGCCAGCGGCTCACCGTCGATCACCAGTTCGACCGCCTGCGGAATCAGGGTGTCCAGATCACTCATGGCGGCACCCATCACAGTTGCACGATGCGGCCGAACTGGCCCAGCACCGCGTCGAAGGGCTTGGTGGTGTCGGCCAGCAGCGATCCCTCCAGCTCGAATTTGTTGTACTCGTCCGAGATGAAGGAGATTTCCTTCAGCGGATCGAATGCCACGCGGTAGAGCTCGACCAGCACCTTGGCATTGCCCTGGGCCGTGTTGATGCCTTCGAGCCGCAGGAAGCGTTCTGGCAGCGCCTGCGTGAAGATGCCGATCTCGGTGGCCACACCGTAGGCGTAACTGGCCTTGAACGGCGCAGTGAAGCCGGTGGTATCCAGAAACTGGAGGGCACCGAAGTCGGGATCAGCCGTGTAGTTCGTGCCCAAGGCCAGGGTCGCGGGCGTGCCAGCCGAATCCACCACGACCAAGGACGACACCTTCGGGTGGGCCAGGAAGTAGCGGTCGCCCGCAATCGGCGTGGCACCGCCCACTGGCTCGGCGGTGACCGTGCCCGGCGTGCCGACGACGTGGTTGCCGTACAGGGCCAGCGCGAGGTTCTCCTTGGTGAATTCCTCGATGGTGAGGTTCACGGTGGCGGACTTCTGCTTGACCATCCGGTGATCCAGCGAGCGCTGGCCGGTCTGGCTCTCGTAGTGCTCCAGGACGTCGGTCTTGAGGGAGAGCTTCAGCTCTGCGACGTTGCCGGGCGACCGCACTTCGATGGGAAGGCCGTCGGTGTCGCGCTTGCCGAGGAAGACGCGGCCTTGAAAACTGGCATAGGTGCTCATTGCTTGGGTTCCTTGCGTTGGAGGGGTTTGGGTTCAGGGTCAGTGATGGGTTCAGGGGCTGGGACTGTCGGCTCCGGCGTGGCGATGCCGTGCGCCATCAGCCAGTCGGCTGATGTGGCGTCGATCTCGATCCGGTCACCGACGCCATAGGTCTTGCCCGCGTGGGTGTGCGGGCGTGTCAGAACAAGTTGGGTCATAGGGGTCATCCAAGGGTTGAAAGGTCATTGGCCAGCGTCCGGTACGTGATGCGGTAACGCGCCGGGAGCGCCACGGCCACCGCATCGGCGTCCTCGACTTCCCACTCGCTCTCCTGTTCCCGGATGCCCAGCGCCAACCCCCCAAAAGTGCCATCCGCGAACAGAGCGGCGTGCACGGCGGTGAGCAGGCGGTCGGCCTCGGTTTCGGGAGACGCGGGTGGAACCGCCCGAGCCAGAGCCACGACGCGAACAGTCAGTTCGCGTGTGACGCGGTCGTTGGCACGCTCGGTGATGGACTCCGACTCGGGAAACACCGCCAGCGCCGGACAAAGATCGCGGCTGATGGCCACCGTGGGCGACCGGTGCAAAGTGGCCCCGAGCCCTTCGACTGCGGGACGGGCAGCCGCCATCACCGCCAACAGAATCCGCTCGCGGATGGAGTGATCTGCCATGGGTTTACAGCCGGGTGAGCTTGGCGCGGATCTCGGAGCCGTCACCCACGGCCCGGATGTCTCGCACCTGGAAGGACGTGCCACCGATTTCGACGACTTCGCGGGCAACAAGTCCCCAGAACGCCGTGACCGGGTAGGTCATCTCGTAGTCGGTGCTCAAGGTCAGGCCGTCGAGAAGGGACTCATCCGGCGCGGCAAATCCCACCTGATGCCTTTGCGACGGTGCGCCATTCGACGGATACCAAAGGCACTCCTGCAGCAGCCCAACGTTCGCCGCCGACGCATAGATCTGCTCGACGAGGTTCATCACGCCACCGTCAGCTTGACCAGCAGCGCGGGGCGGTGGCAGAGCGGCAGCGGATTGGCCTGCGTGTGCAGATCAGTGCCCCGATCAAACTTGCGCGGCTCCTGCTTCGCATACAGCGGCAGTGCTACCGTGTTGGCCGTCTCGTTGAAGTCGGCGGGCGCGTAGTAGGTGGCGAACGTATCCATCGTGCCCAGCGGCAGGATGTGGCCCTCGTCGGGTTCGACGAATCGGCGCACAGCACTGCCCGGCGCGACAGCCCGGCCACGATGTTCCTCGAACGTGATCCCGGCGAAGGTGAAGCCAGCGCGCATATCGGTGCGAAGCGCCTGCCCATCCTGCCAGCGGTCGTAGGCGGCCTTGACCTCATCGTGCCCGGTGAGCGCGTCGAAGAAGTCCTCGCCGACGAAGGCGTGCAGGCCGCTCATCCGTTCGCCCTGCAGGTTGTCCTCGACGTAGCGGACGACGTCCAGACAGGCCTTTTTCACGTCCCAGCCGTTGGCTGGGTCGGCGATGTTGAAGGTGAAGGTCTTGGGCGTGATCTCGAACTCGTTGTAGAGGTCATAGATCACGCTGCCATCGGCGTCCAGAATTTGGCCCTTGAGCGCGCCGAAGCGCAGATGCTCCAGCGTGATTGCGTGCTTGTTGCGCATCGTCTGCAGGTGCTGCGCCATCACGCCCGCCACGGTCTGCAGCTCCGTCTCCGACCCGAAGGCGCGGATGCCCTGGACTTCCTCGGGCAGGATCACATCGTCGTGGGGAATGTGAGGGATGGTGAACGAGCGCACCTTGCGCTTGCCGCGCACGCCCACGGTGCCGGGCGAACCTGGGGGCATCGTCGGCAAAAGCGTAAGCACACCGTTCTGCTCCTCGACGATCACCGAGCGAAAACGCTGCGGCTTGTCGACGAACAGACCCATTACGCCCAGACGGTCGTAGTTGTTGGGCAGGAAGTTGATGGCGGCGGTGAGTGCCGACATCGAGAAGGCGGGGTTTTCGAAGATGTTCTGCATGGTCAGACTCCTTGGCGAACGAGGACGCCCAGCGCTTTAAGCTGGGCAACGGCCGCCTGCTGTTCGGCGGTGGTGATGCCGGTGGGCCACTGCAGCGCGTGGTCGGCGACGATGGCGTGACGCGCCACCATCAGGCCGTCATCGCGATCCGCCAGATGGGCATCGCACTTCTGCATCAGCACACCTGCGGCGTACTGGCTGCCGTCGGTGGCCGAGGGGTCGATCTGCTTGACCTTGCCCGTGGCAGTGACCATCCCGGCGACCGCGCCCAGCGGCAGGGTCTGGCCTGCGACCACGGTGACGCGGTCGCGCGAGTAGAGGTTCGGGGCCTCGTACTTGAGCAGGTCGCCCAAGTTCATCGATTCAGAAAACACGGTGGGCATCTCAGATCTCCTTCTTCAGTGATGCGGACTTGGCCGCGAGCTGCTTCGCGGCATCGAGCAGCGGGTTGCTCGTGGATGCAGCAGCATCGGGAGCGATGCGGCTGACGATTTCGGGGGACGCTTCGGCCTTCGCCGCCAGCAACTGGCTGCGTACCTTGGCGGGTGATGCCTTCGCTTCGAGGAAGCCCGCGATCAAGTCGGTGCGCCCGGCCAGGGTGCAGGTCTGG